TGGTAATTCGGCAGTGGCAGTGGCATAAGCTTGCCATACATCTTTCATGTTTGCAATTCGTTTCATTTCACCTATCAAAATTGGTACAAATCCCATATTTCTGAAATCATCGTGAATACAAAGGAAATTGATTTGAACCATGTTTAGTATATCTTCACATACTCGTATTTTATTTGGAACACTGGAAATGAACCCAATGAGCGTTTGAGTCCCATCATGGACAATAGCTCTATTCTCATAACCTGGTGACTCAGCTGCCCATTTTAGTGTTTCAAGTGAGTATTTGAGTCTAGAGGTTTCACTAGATAAATAATGTTCATTCAAAAATGGATGAGCCTCTTCAATTGAACACACTTTCCATGAGAATCCATCTGGAAGTTTCGTAGGTTCTTCTACAACCTTCTTTTCTTTATCAATTTCTTTCCCCCTTTCATAATTGACACCTTCTTGTGGAAGAGGTTGTTTATCCCAAAACGTTCTCATTGGTATGTAATCACATAATTCTTTTAAGCGGGCTTAAAGTTTTGGTGACTACATAGTATATAATATGTCTCTCGAGCAGGATTATACCACCGTTCCCGGTCAGCTCTTTGCATGCCTTTCTGTTGTAGGCCCAGAGGCCCCTCAGAAGAATGATAAGTTTGGCATTAAGATTCGTGGCGCCTTTTCTAGTCGCGACGAGGCCGCCTCTCATGCCAAGCGTCTTCAGAAGGAAGACTCCACTTTTGACATTTACGTGGTTGATATGTACAAGTGGCTTCTTATTCCCCCTGATCCTCTAAAGATTGAGGATGTTCATTATACCAACGAAAAGCTTGAGGAGATCATGACTGGTTATAAGGAGAACCAGGCTGAAGCTACTCGTCTTTTCAACGAGCGTAAGAGGGATATGATGGAGACGAAGAGCTTCCTCAAGGCAGGTGACGAGAACTCTAAGTTTTATACTAAACCCGATGAGCCACCTATTAGCCACCCAGCTGATGTTATTGAACGTCTTAAGAAGGACAAGCCAGAGACTCCCATGGAAGAGTTGGTCAAGGAGGCTGATGCTATCGTCGCTGCCGAGGTTGAGGAGCGGCGTAAGAAGCGTGAAGAAGAGGCCAAGGCGGCTGAGGAGGCTTCCACTATTGGTACTATTGAAGAGTCTAAAGATGAGGGCGAGCCCGAGGTTGAGTCCAAGGAGTGTTGAAAACCAAAAAAAACTAAACTTGTACATATGTGAAGGTATGTAATTAAAGTCAATAAGAGTGTGATATGTCTGACATGTTACAAAAAATATCCATATATAATAAACGAAATGTGGAAAATATTTGTTACTATAATTTTGACGAGTATGTTCTTCGTTTTGTTTTTTGAACCGTATTTAAAAATCAATAGTGATGTTAATTCAAAAAACAAAGTGAGTACAACGAAAGGTTTTATTGAAGATACTAGAGATGCATTTATAATGCCAATGTATCCTACACAATTGCTCGTACGAGACGAAACTGGTAAAATACAACCTACTTATGGTGATATCGGGACATTCGTACCATACTCAAGTGTACCTGAGGATCACTGGTTGCATGGTTTTCCCCATGAAAAAGCCTAAGAGGAAAACTGCGAAGGCTATAATCCAAGTGTTTTTGTCAATATTAGATAGAAAATCATTCTTTTCCGTTTGTTGAAATTGTTGAGGAGGATACATCATTTCAGAAGGATGAGGATAGTACGATTGGTCCTGAATCATGTGATCATTTATAGGTGTACTATCTTCATGTTTCTCTTCATTTTTATTAAGTGGATCCATGGTTGGGTCGTAATCAATTGGATTTCCTATGTCAGTCTCCATTTTTTATATAGACCTTGTTTTTTTTAAGCATCTTCTTCCTCACTTTCCTCATCGTCGTCTACGATGAAGTCCTTGAGACTACCCTCGTCCTCATCTTCTTCACTTTCTTCATCTGAATAAATCTCTTCTTCGGTATCAATATCCGAACCAAGGTCTGAGTCATGTTCTTCAATTGTGTAATCATCTTCTAATACCGTCTCTTCTGGGGCGTAAAATTCAGGTTTCTTTATATGTCTACCGGAGCGTGTACGTGTTTGTACCATTGTATATATAAAGAATCTTGTTTTTTAAGTATGTTTCTTTTAATTTGGATGTTTTATCGTTTTAGAACTGGTTTAAGCGCTTCTTTGACACTTCCATTTAGTTCATAAGTTCTTGCATTACTTTTTTTACAAACAGGGCATTTTTGTGTTATCTTGGTTCCTTTAATGACGTATGACATCGTAGATCCTTCGTGCTCACCTTTAATTGTTTCGCAGTGAGTAACCGTCGTCAAAACAGTAAATGTATTTTTTTGATGCGTGATACTTACCACACGGGTATCTTCGGGACATTTCATACACCTTTGCATGTATGATTCTAATGGTAATTTTACAGCCGAATGCTTAATCTGGGGCTTCTCTTCAAACTTTTTAATTTCTGGACATTTTTTTAGATCCTCCTTCTTGGGATACAACTTTTCAACTATTTTAGGTGGTAATTGATGTTTACGACCATAGAAATCCTTACAAAATCCATCCCTTCTACCCCTAATTGTTTCACAACGACAAAAACATTTTTGGGCAATTACAGAACCACTGACATGAAACCATATATGATTGGAACTGTGGGGTCTCTTCAAATTCTCACAATACTTTGAATTTGTTCCGACTAGATACGTCTCTTTGTGTTTGAACAGCTTGGTCACCACTGATATACTTTGCCCTTCCATATTCTTTTGAATGAACTCCTCAATGAGACCTTTGAGTTCATCATTTTGAATCTCGTCCTTAGTCTGTGCATCGGTGAAAGTACCCTCCTTGATCACTTTAGACGGAGGTTCTACCGTGATGTGTTGGGGTTCATTTGTTCTGATCGCTGACATCTTGAGAATATCAACGTCTGGTTGTTGGTTAATCTTCAATAGAGTGCTTAGAGGTCCATGTTTGTACATGAATACGGGAAGATAGGCAACCTGAATGATTTTACCCATTCCCTCACAACCTTCGCAACCCTGACCACCACATTGATTGTGTTTAGCCATTTTATGGGACCATGGCATACGAAACCCACTTCCCTTGGACTTTCTTCTAATGTCACCGTATACAGAGGAATCTACAATTTCATTCCAATCTACTGCACCCTTTGCCTTTGAGAGTGCCACTAAAATGTGTTCTCTCAACGCCAAAGCTGAAGCCTGATCCACGACAAACCCTGGCCAGTTAAGGTGTACACCAGTCTTGGTGAGTTCACCGGCTTTTTTGGGTGGAGAAACAGATATGAGACATTCTTTACCACCGTGACGTTTCACTTTGTCACAGATGATTTTACAAATATCTTGAATTTCATCAAGGGTCAAAGCTCTATCGTCTTTGTAGTCAATGTCAACGAAAAAGTTGTACATCTCTGTCTTTTGTTCCACGACAAACAACTTCTCCCCCTTCTTTACAGCTTCTATGTACTTTTCATAGAATTCATTCAATTTATCGAAAGGCACGGAAAGGACGCCACCGTCCATGAGCACATGCGATAAGTTGGTTGCATTATTAAATTTATTGTGGTTACACCACTTCTTAAACATACCTTGTTATTGCTCTTCTTCTCTAAACCATCTCATACATGAGACATCATGATATTCCTGAGTTTGGGAGAGCTGCTTCTTAAAAGTTAAAAGTTCATATACTGTTTTGTTTTCATTGTCCTTCATCCACCAATCAACTTCCTCATCACATAGACCTCTGTTCTTTTTGAGGAGTTCTCCTATCTGCATCAAGATGTAAGCCTTAGACTTCATTCTACTTAATAGAAAAGGTTTTTCTGTTGAGGGAAGTTACACACGAGTAAAATTCTGGATTCTTCAAAACATTATCAATTATGAGTCTCCATTGTTTACGTGCATTGAACTCATCCAGTGTATCAAAACTCATATAATCATTTTCGTCGTATGTCTTTTTTATTGGTAGCTTTTGTATCTTCCTCAAGTTCATCTTCTGTTTCTCATCGTAAAACTTCTTAACTAGCGAACTTTGTTGACTCTTGTTGTAGTCCACAAAAAATACAAAAACGTTGTATTCCAAGTCTACTGTTGGACTTTCTTTGACAATAAACTTAAATTCTGTGTATTCTCCATTTTTTAGTGAAACTACTCCACGAGTCTCTTCTTCAAGCTCCCTAAGAGCACATCTGATAGGATTGAATATTTCTCTTCTCCTGCATCCTCCTGTGACAAATATCCAGTCCTTAAATCTCCGATCCCTAACCGTTAGGAATCGGGGTTTTTCGTCGGCAAAACTGACGGGTATAGCTATAGCTTTGTATTTTTTCATTGCGCATTCGCAAGTTATAATAACCGGATATGTTTATTCCTCCTTCTTTTCTTCAACAGTCTCTGGTTCGGTCTCTGGTTCCTCCGTGGTATCAACTTGAGGAGTAGGACGGGGTGTTGGCATAGGAGCACTCAACTTTTGAATGAGCTGAGCCGAAACGTTCTTTAGAATGTCAACATCTTGCTTAGCCTTATTCATCTCTCTGAAGAGAAAGATAACACCTGCGATGGCTACGATAGTGGCCACCATCATGAGAGTTTCACGGTCCATTGGAATCATTATAACTTAAATAGAGTTCTTCTTTTTAAGTAATTACACCCATTTGGGTTCTTCCTGGAAGTGGACATTCATAGGGGCTTTGAGCAAATTGGACGGATTGGTAATGCGCATCTTCACAGGACTTTTGGGTTGGTGCAGTGGGCTGACCAACAAACTTCTCGAGTGTCCTGGATTTAGGATCATACGTCAATACAAATACGATGGCGAGTAGGAAAACCAGTTTCCACATATTTATTATTTACAGAGAGATTTAGTTAGAATAGAGGAGACCACCCATACCGT